CGAAAACCTATCTGAGAACCTCCAGGAGGCCCACTTCTTAAGTAGGTCTACCGGCGGTTCGAGCCAGGCCAGTACTTTACTGATCTGGTGCGCCTTCCCAATGCCGGGATGGGGCTCGTCTTTCCCTTCATGCTCTTTGGAACAGGGGGAAAGAAGGCGTAGCTTTATAGCATCAACGTGAATATGGCTTCCATATTCAAGTTGCCAGAGATACTTTTTGCAAAAGATCTCCTTCGAAGAGTATCCTCTAATGTAGAGAAAATCCTCGCAGTAGACCGCGCCGATCTTTGAAACAAAGTTCTGCGGCCACGAGACGGAAAGTCCGTTCCGCGAGTGGGAATTAGTAATTCCCTGAAGATACTCAACAGGTCCAGTGGCGACATGGTCGTCCCCACTGCAAGCGAAATGTCTCCACCAGGCTGACGGAATTTCCGTCATGCGCCTGGTTCTCTCGAGAATCTCGGAGTCTGAGACCTTTCCCCACCTGTATCTAAGCAGAGATTCTAACTCTGCACATAAGTTGTGCATTGTCAGAACACACTTTGCACCTGGATCGCCCATGAGAATGCCTCTCTTGGTTTTCCAGTTCCCATCTAGCGAGTCAATGACTACTCGAGGGGAGCAAAGGAGCTGCGAAGATAAGCGATGGTAGGGGAAGTTTTCCCCTAAACCGTCAAACAGGCCGTCCAGCATTGACTGGCTATAGCCATGTTGACAGAAGTCCGTCGCGGTTGTTAGGTCTGAGGATAACATCCACAGGTCTAACTGATCGGTGTCAGGGTGCTCCTTGACATGGATCGCCTTCACGTACTCAAATGCCTGGGCGCTGCGGGTAAAACCTGCATACGCCGAAGGATGGGCTTTGAGTCTACCACCAATATGGTGGGAGAAGGGCTGGAGGAAGATGGTAAGACATGCTTCTCCTACAGTGACGACCCGGGACTTTGCTCCCGGCTCGCCGATCGTAGTCCTACGGACTAACGGAGAGATATCAGGATTGAACCTGATGCTCTCTGGGTTATGCTTATCTCCGGTTAAAATACCGGTTGATAGCAACTCTTCGACCGACCACTGGTGGAGCTGATAACCAGTCGCTTCATCAAGGCCGAAGATCGGATCTTCGTATTTGAAATTTTCAAAATCGAAGAAAGTGTCTTGTCTGGACTCTCCTGGCACGACACTAGGATGAAAGGCTCCCTCATCATCTCGAGGGAGTGCACTAAGAAACTTAGTGTAGTCATCACGACCCACGGTCATCCATCGGGGTATACCGCAGATTTCTGCAGTTTCTTTCCCTAGTAAGGAAGTTCCTTCACGAGTGAACGTGGGAACTTCTAGCATCCATTCGCGGAACTTTTCCGCGATTTCGGAAGCTCTACCGCCATCCTTAACTGAGTAGTCTAAGGATGATGAGGTGGTGAGTGACAAGTGTGCGGAGGGAGACCCTGCACCTCTCAGCTTACTACCTATGAGGCGGGATAAATGGAAGAGTAACTCTTTCCGTTCTCTCGTCTCAGTCGGCGGCAAAGACAAGGTTTCGCGATGTTTCTGCAAACTTCGCAACCTAGTCTTCGCATCTCCGGGGGGAAGCCCCCTGGAAGATGTAAGATGTGCCACCCGAGTCAAGTCAAGCTTTGACTTAGCTCCTTCTGTGACCACAGCTTTTAGCCATGGGCATAGACGAAACCAGTAGGTAGGAAAATCCTCCATAAGCTGGTCTCCGAAACCGGGGAAATCTCTTGGAGTCTCCGGTTTCTCCGTCTGGGACTGCAGCGCGTACCACTTGATAAGTGTACCGAACTGCTTCCACTGTTTCACACCAGAATCGGTGCGATAAACGGAAATCGAATAGGCCCATGCCAGCAATTTGTTGAATGGACCTGGCCGACTACTAATGTCGGGTGTAGAGAAAATCACTGAATCAGTAATAGACTCTACAAAGTTCGAGATCCTTTTCAAGGACTCTGAACTTGCTTTACATAGGTGGTAAAGTACTCTCCTATGTAGAGGGAGGTCAAGAATTTCCCTGACCCTCCTCATCCTATTCCTCAACGATTCGTTGCGAATAGGTCCGAGTCTCTTTGCGAGAACCTCGCGGAATACTCGGCGTGCTTCAGTCTTACTGAGC